AAATGGCTTTTTCATCGGCAGAACTCGCGAATATCGCGAACGCATCACTCGATTACTACATCAACAAGGGCAACGTGTACGCGCAGTCTTTGCAAGACAAACCGCTTCTTAAAGCAATGGACGGCGGCGCAAAGACATTTCCAGGCGGCAAAGCTGACATCAGCTTGGCGGTCAAAGGCGTCTACACAACAAGCGTTGCGGGTTATACCCACAACGGCACTGTGTCCTACAGCAACCCAGCCAATATCCAACGTGCTAACTACACTTGGAAAGAGCATCATGCTGGTATCTCGCTAACATTGACCGAACTTAAAAAGGACGGCATCAGCGTTACGGACTCGACCACTTCATCCGGTACATCGAACCATTCCGGTCGTGACGCGACTGTGCTGGTTAATTTGTTCCAAGATAAACTGGACGATATGATGGAAGGCTACAGCAAGGGCATGAATACGTTCTTGTATGGCGACGGTACTGCTGACGCTAACGCGCTGGCTGGTATTCGCTCGATCATTGTGGACAACCCAGCTGCGTCGGGAACCACTGTCGGCGGTCTGTCTACTGTGTCGAACACATGGTGGAGAAACCGCGCCAATGTCGCTATTTCAACGAGCGCCACTGGTCAGGAACTGATCGAAACCCTGCACGGCGAAATGCGGCAGCTGAAACGCTTCGGCGGTCGGCCAAACATTGCGGTTTGTGGATCAGCGTTCTTGGATCGTCTGGCTGACGAATTGCGTCGTAACGGCAACTATTCGCAGACCGGTTTTGGTCGCGGTCAAAACATCGCAATGGGCGAGATCAGCTATAACGGACTGACGTTTGTTTATGATCCTACTCTTGATGATCTGACCATCAGCGGCAAGACCCCATCCAAGCGTTGCTACATCATGGATACGTCGAAAATCTGTATGTATTATATGGATGGCGAGAAGATGAAGCGGCACAGCCCAGCGCGTCCCGCAACGCAGTACGTCATGTATCGTGCAATCACGACCACTGGCGCACTGACAGCATCCCAGCTGAACTGTCACGGCGTTTACGAAATCGCATAAACCAACTGGGGGGCGGGTTTCTCGCCCTCCTTTTACTCAGGAGGAACTAATGTCTGAAACTTTTAATTGTTGCGTTGCAATCGGGGGAGACATTCGGAGCGTGGTCAGCAAGGCCGATGTTTCGATTGCCGAAATTCTACTGCTGCAACACATACACGGCCCTGATGCCGTCCATCTTATTCGGCCAAGCGGGTCTAGCGACAAAGGCAACGACCAGATGCGCGACGAACTGGGGCGCGAGTACGGCGATGATAAGATTGTTGAACTGTTTAATCAGTTTGGCGAACTGCCCAAGACATTGCGCGAGGCGCGTGTGGGCGATGAATTGATGGACCCCGTTTATTTGCATGAGCGCAATAACAAGCCGGTCAAGCGTAGGGCGACCAAGCCCAAAGCCAAGCCCAAAGCTAAAGTTGTTGCAGAGGTCGAGGAAGGCTAAAGAATGGCGAGAGGAACAAGTTTAGGTCAGCTAATCACCGATCTGCGATCAGAGGTCGGGCATTCGCTGCAAGCATCGCTGGGGAAGTCTACCCGCGACGTTATGCTGAATATCCTGCAACGCACACAGCGGCGGTTGTGGGAGGACTACAGCTGGCCGTTCCTCTCGATCCACCGCGATATTACGATTGCAGCCGGTCAACGATATTACGATGTGCCAAATGACATGGTGTTTGAGCGGATCGAGCGCATGGAAACCAAGCATGGTGACGTTTGGGGCAAGCTGCATTTTGGCATCACTGGTGAACATTACAACAACCACGACAGCGACCGTGGGGTGCGATCTTCACCAATTCGCAGATATGACGCCTATGAAGGCAATCAGATCGAATTGTGGCCCATCCCAGCGGTCAACAGTGACGCGACAACCGGCGCTGGATCGGTGCGGGTGTACGGCATTAAAAACCTATCGCCATTTACGTCTGAGGCTCACACAGCGGATTTAGACGATCAGCTACTGGTTCTCTACGCTGCTGCTGAAATACTGGAACGCCAGAAGCAAGGCGATAGCCGAAATAAGATGGCGCAAGCTCAAGCGCATTACGCGCGACTGAAAGCGCGGTCTGCTAAAACTGAGACATTTATCATTGGCGGCGGCGAACCTGAGAGCCTTTATCGACCTAAAGGCCCACCGCTTATTGCAACAACGGGGTCCTAGATGCCGTATATTGTAGTCGAAGATTTTCGCGGCGGGTTAGACACCCGACGTATGAACGTCACCAGCACACCTGGAACGCTTACGACGCTAACCAACGCTCACATCACGCGCGGGGGCGAGATTGAAAAACGTCCAGCGTTTGTATCACTGACTGACTTGCCGTCTAACACAACGGGCTTGGCTGCGTCAGGCGGACAGATTTATGTGTTTGGCTCGGTCGCGGCATCAGCTGTTACGTTTGCCAGCGGATCACCGTCTAATATTAACTACGTTCGATTGCAGCATCCATCGGCAGCTGCGTTGACCAAAATACTGTCCGTTGATTTCTACAATGGTAGAACGTATGCAGCTGCTGAATTTGCGGACGGCACAGTACACCATTTCTATGATGGCACTCGCATTACCGATTGGTTTGACGGTAGGGCTAGGGCCAAAATACAAGTTACCGGCGGTACACTGGGCGGTACGGCAGCAACGGCATCATTTGTTGTTACCGGCGGGACGAATAATCCAGGCGATAATTTGCGTGTGCTGCGCGTTAATAACGTGGATATTATTGCGTCTGCGGTCGCTCATACTGGCGATAACGCAACGACTGCGGCTAATATTGTAACGGCTATCGGCGCTGGCGGCAGCGGCTACACCGCGTCGGCGTCTGGCGCGACGGTGACAGTAACGGCCCCAGCTGTAGGCATTGAGCAAAACGGTTATCAGCTGACATTTGCTGTTGATGGCGCTGTAACGCTAGGAAGCGTAGCGCATATGTCTGGTGGCGTGAATAATGCTGTTACAGACATTACGGTAAACGGCGTTTCAATCATTAGATCACAAGTGAACTGGGGAACGTCAAATTCTGCGACGGCTGCGGCTATCGCAACGGCAATCAATGATTTTACGTCTGCGCCAGAATATGAAGCAACTGCGGTTGATAGTTTTGTCAACATCATTAGCAAGGCGTCTGGAACGTCATTTAACGGCCATGCGGTTGCAGTAACCGTTACTGGCAATGTTACGACCGTATTCTCACCAACAAGCCAGACCAGCCTTGCTGGGGGCGTGGTGGATAGTTCGTCAGGCACATACACACCTGGCGCATTTGTTCGCCCCGTCAAAACAAAAATGTATGCACTGCACGATAGCTTGCTGCATTTTAGTGGCGTCGATCAACCGGCTGAATGGAATGATACCAACGTCGGGGCTGGGTTTATCAATCTTGCAAACAACGCCAAAGGCAGTGAAGATTTAAAGGCGATTGCCAACTACTTTAACAACATTGCGGTTTTGGCCGAACAGTGTGTGCAGATTTGGTTTGTTGATCCCGACGATGATTTAAACCAGCAAATCCAAGTGCTGCAAAACACTGGGACAATAGCTGCGGATAGCGTTGTAGAATTTGGCGACAATGATGTGTTTTATTTGGCTTTGTCCGGTATTCGTAGCCTTCGATCAAGGGATTCATCAAATGCGGCATTTGTTGGCGATATTGGCAACCCGATTGATAGCCTTGTTGCGGCAGACATACGATCCAGCCGAACCGTAGCAGAGGACGCTAAGGCAACGCTTGAACCGCGTGACGGTCGATATTTAATTGCTATTGGGTCCAAGATTTACGTCTTTTCGTTTTTCCCGCAATCAAAGGTATCTGCGTGGTCGGTCTACGAACCAGGATTTCAAGTTAATAGCTGGGCGTATGACGGTGAACAAACCCTGTGCCGGTCTGGTGACAAGTTGTATTCTCTGGGCGGCGTTAATGGCGACACATACGACAACTGCACAGTCACCGTTCAGCTGCCGTTTTTAGATGCTGGATCACCGGCAACAGAGAAAGACTTGAACGGCTTAGATATAACCTGTCAAAACGTGTGGGATGTGTCGATAGCTACAGACCCCAGCGACATTACAGTAACGGAAGATGTAGCCACATTCTCTCAAACGTCCTACGGATTGGGTCGGGCAACTATGTCTGGATACTCGACGCACGTTGCGCCCAAACTGGTTTGTACGCAAAACGGCGCAGCCAAAATCGGTAATGTTGTTATCCATTATACGGGAGCAGATGCTGGATGATGTACCTTAGACCAGCCGAGCCAGAAGAAGTATTTCACGTTGCGAAGCATATGCGAGAGCATGATTACAAAGAAATATCGTGTTTGCGTTGGGCAGAAGGGCGTGACGATTTAGCTGCCGATCTGACTGAGCGGTA